TCATATTGTTATACGATCGTCTAACAAAACTACATTAGTAAATAATAATGTAGTTAGGGGAAGTCCCACCAACTACGCAGAACTTTTGACCCTCAGCGACCCGCTTCTACAAGTCACTGGTATCATCAGATTCGATTTCTTGAGTGGGTTTTGATCGGTCTGGTGCGAATGTAGCAGGATAGTGGGGATTTCTGACAGGCACAAAAAAGCCCCCTTTCGGGGGCTTGATCGGTCAAGGCTCGATTAAGGATATACCGGACCTAGCATTTTGTGGGAAGCGTAAAACGCCAATTGGTACTCGCGCCGGTTATCCGTCAATTCCATCCATTTACCATCTACCAACCGGTCGTTATCAACGGTCCTGCCATGCCGGTCCTTAATTTCGTATGCCCATGCTAGTGGACGGCGCTCTTCTTCGGAACAATCGTAGGCTTGCCATATCCCCTTGATCCTCTTAAGGCAAACGTTGAGAGATACGTCAGACTCGCGACCGAACTCGGGCATGGAATCTGGTGCATGAGATGGGATAATCATCCAAGTCATTGTGTATGCGTTCATATTCATTTACTCCATTGAGGTGGGGCCATCCTTGGCCCCGTGGTTGACTACTTGCCCTTAACGATGTTCTCAGCCTCTTGCATCTTCGAGAGGAAAGACTTGATATCAAAGTCGGCTGACTCATAGCCCTTGGCGATCTTGACTATCTGAGTCATACCCTCAAGAATGCGAGTTTTCTTGGACTTCGTGGTGCGAGTCTTAGACTCAGCCTCATCCTGTTCAGCCTTCTCGAAGTTAGCAATATGCGAGCGGATACCTGAGAAGTAACGCCCGACTTGTTGTTGCCAATACCTGCGAGTTCCTTGATCTATCTTGGATAGCGTCTTAGGTTCCTTATTCATAAGGTCTTGAACTTCCCCGTCGAAGCTCAACCTGATAGCCGTCTCTATCTGGTTGTGCAACTTCTCATAGGGTGATTTTTCACCCCGTTCGGGCTTGTTAAGCATCAGCGAAACGATGCCCTCATCGTGATAAGACTTGGCAAGGAATACCCACTTGTTACGAACTTGCATATCTGATTTGCAAGTCTCAGTTGTCAGCTTGATGAGTGAAGCAGAAAGGATCAAAGACTTGATGGTTGCTTCCATTGATTTAATGTTGGTTGCGTTCATGGTGTAATCTCCAATTTATAGTTAAGTGGGAGGGGAAATCCCTCTCCACGGTTATAGAATCCCATGAATTCTCTTAAGTACGCAAGAGATATCCTGTTAGACGATCGTCTAACAAGCCAAATTCGGACCCCACACCCCCAAATTCTCAGTTGGTTCCATCCAAGGCGTAGTATTACTAATTCATACAAACGACTACCTATTTTTCAAATTCCCAACATACCTAATGTTCTAATGTACCCACTTACAAAAACACCCCCCGTGCCAAAATAAATCGCCCCATCAAAAATTTTTTGCAAAAAAATTTGAAAACTTGCTTAAATCGTTGTTTTTGTGTACATATGGTTGCACTAAAACTCGCGGACCTGCGTGTATGCTTGAAATCAACCCAGACTTAGCCATACCTTTCCCAGAATCAGGGGCAAAACTTTCCGATTTCAAGGAAAAAGTCGAAGCTGCCTGTAGAACTCTCAACCTTTTAGGTATCGAGGAGGAAATACCCTCCGAAGACGACCAAGATGCCGCTGAAAAAGCCCTCTATGAGCTTATAGAGGACGTGGATAATCAGCCAAAGCTGCTGAAAACCAGCCAAAGCTTCCGTCCTGCTACTTACGGGCTCGTAAATGAGCTTATTAAGGAGTACTCGGTGCGGGTCGTGGACAATGCCACGCAAATTCGGCTGCTTGTAACCAACAAACTACTGCTGGAATCCGATAATCCGGATCCCAAGGTGCGTATGAGAGCCCTAGAACTGCTAGGTAAGATTACGGACGTGGGGCTTTTCACCGAAAAATCGGAAGTTACGGTCACTCACAGGTCCACTGAAGACCTTATTAATAATGTGCGTGCCAAAATCGCCGCGCTGCGTGAGCCGAAAGACATTACTCCCATGCCACCCCCGATTGAAGGAGAGATTATCGACGTAGATGCGGAGCTTGGTCTGTGAGTCAAATCCTTGACGACGCTGAGCTGGACTTCTTGTCCCAGCATATGGATATTCTGTCTCCTGAAGAGGCAGAAGAAGTCGGTCAGCTCATAGATGAGCTAGCTAAGCGAAGATCCGCACAAGCGTGCCGTGACGACCTCATCGAATTCTGCAAAAAGATGCAGGAGGACTATAAGGTTGGTAAACATCACAGGATCCTAGCCAACCAATTAATGGCTTTGGCCGATGGGACGAAGGATCGGGTCTGTGTAAATATCCCGCCTCGCCACGGTAAGAGTCAGCTGGTGTCTATTTACTACCCGGCATGGTTCATTGGTAAGTATCCGAACAAGAAGATCCTGATGGTGTCTCACACCACAGACCTCGCTGTAGATTTTGGTCGCAAAGTAAGGAACATCATTGATACGCAAACCTATAAAGACATCTTTCCCACAGTTACTCTGGCCGCTGATAGTAAGTCTGCCGGTCGTTGGAATACTAATGCTGGTGGCGAGTATTTTGCTTGCGGTGTTGGGTCTGCGCTCGCTGGTCGCGGTGCTGACCTCCTACTGGTTGACGATCCGCACAACGAGCAGGACATTATTAATGGCAACCTTGATGTATTTGACCGCGCTTATGAGTGGTTTACCTACGGAGCACGGACCCGACTGATGCCGGGTGGTCGCGTAGCGATCATCCAGACAAGATGGCATCAAGACGATCTGACAGGTCGCGTGGTGCGCGACATGATCCACAATGAGGACACGGATCAGTACGAGGTAATTGAGTTTCCTGCCATATTTAATGAGAACACGCCGAATGAGGCGGCTCTCTGGCCGGAACAGTACACACTCGAGGCACTACGACGGATCAAGGCGGGTATGCCGCTGTTCCAGTGGAACGCGCAGTTTCAGCAGAACCCGACCGGCGAGGAAGCCGCCATCGTCAAGCGCGATTGGTGGCAGTTATGGAAGCAAGAGCGTCCTCCCTCGTGCGAATACATCATCATGTCTCTGGACGCCGCTGCCGAAACTAATAACCGTGCGGACTTCACGGCACTTACTACATGGGGCGTGTTCCTCAACGAGCAGACGAGCGCCTATAACATCATCCTGCTAAACAGTATTAAGAAGCGTGTCGAGTTCCCAGAGTTAAAAGACCTCGCGTATCAACAGTACAGCGAGTACCAGCCAGATGCGTTTATTGTGGAGAAGAAGTCGGCAGGTACGGCCCTGTATCAAGAACTCCGGCGCACAGGTATGGCGGTGCAGGAATATACCCCTCATAGGGGTAGTGGAGATAAAACAGCGCGGCTTAATTCCGTGGCTGATATTATTCGCTCAGAATTGGTATGGGTGCCGGAAACACGTTGGGCTGAAGAGCTGATCGAGGAGCTAGCAGCGTTTCCATTTGGGTCACATGACGACTTGGTGGACTCCACGGTAATGGCGCTGATGCGGTTTAGAAACGGTGGGTTTGTACGTCTCCCTACGGACGAGCCCGATGAGCCCCAGTTTTTCAAGGCACGTAAGCGTGCTTACTACTAATTAGAGGTCCTTAGATGGCTATAGAGAAATCGCTTTACGCTGCCCCTATGGGTATTGCTCAGATGGCGCAAGATCCGAATGCGGAACCGCTCGAGATTGAGATCGAGGATCCTGAGTCAGTAACTATTGGTATGGGTGATCTGGAGATTATCCTCGAACCGGGCAAGGAAGAAGACGACGATTTCAATGCCAACCTCGCAGAACAGATGGATCAGGGCGATCTTGACCAGCTGGCAGGGGACCTCATTGGTGACTTTGAGGACGACATCTCCTCACGTAAGGACTGGATACAGACGTACGTAGACGGACTTGAGCTCCTTGGTCTTAAGATCGAGGAGAGAGCAGAGCCATGGGAAGGCGCGTGCGGTGTGTACCACCCGCTGCTGGCTGAAGCCCTCGTCAAGTTCCAAGCGGAAACAATGATGTCTATCTTCCCGGCTCAAGGTCCGGTGAAGACTCTTATTATTGGTAAGGAGACCCCGGACAAGAAGAAGTCTGCTGAGCGCGTTCAGGATGACATGAACTACCAGCTCACGGAGGAGATGCCGGAGTACCGGCCTGAGACTGAGCGGATGCTCTGGGGCCTTGGCCTGTCGGGTAATGCGTTTAAGAAGGTGTACTACGACCCGTCAGTTGGTCGTCAGGTAGCCCTGTACGTCACGGCTGAAGATGTAGTCGTCCCCTACGGTGCCTCGGATATCAGGTCTACTCCACGTTTGACTCATATCATGCGGAAGACGGAGAACCAGCTCAGGCAGTTACAGATCGAGGGGTTCTACCTCGATGAGGACTTGGGTGAGCCAGACGGTTCGCTGGACGAGGTTGAGAAGACTATCGCCGAGAAGATGGGCTTCCGTGCTACCACTGACAACCGTTACAAGCTGCTAGAAATGCAGGTCGACTTGGACCTCAAGGGGTTTGAGGACACGGACGAGGACGGTGAGCCGACAGGCATAGCTCTCCCGTACGTAGTTACTATTGAGAAGGGGACTCAGAAGGTCTTGGCTATCCGTCGTAACTGGGAGCCAGATGATGAGACTCATCAGAAAAGGCAGCATTTCGTACATTACGGGTATATCCCCGGCTTTGGGTTCTACTACTTTGGCCTAATCCACCTCATCGGTGCATACGCTAAGAGCGGGACTTCTATTATCCGTCAGCTCGTGGACGCGGGGACTCTATCGAATCTGCCGGGCGGGTTTAAGACTCGTGGGCTGCGTATTAAGGGAGATGACACCCCGATCGCTCCGGGCGAGTGGAAGGATGTAGATGTTCCCTCTGGTGTACTCAGGGATAACCTGATGCCGCTGCCTTATAAGGAGCCGTCACAGGTCTTGGCCGGGCTCATGGACAAGATCATTGAGGAAGGACGGAGATTCGCTAACACGGCTGATCTTCAGATTTCTGACATGTCTTCACAGGCACCGGTTGGCACCACGCTGGCTATCCTTGAGAGAACACTCAAGACGATGTCGGCTATTCAGGCCCGCATCCACTTCTCACTGAAACAGGAGCTCAAGCTCCTGAAGCGAATCATCGCTGACTACGCACCAGAGGACTACGACTATGATCCGGATGAGGGCTCTCGCAAGGCTAGAAAGTCGGATTATTCGAATGTCGATGTCATTCCGGTATCAGATCCCAATGCCTCGACGATGGCCCAAAAAATCGTACAGTACCAAGCGGTATTCCAATTGGCGCAAGGTTCGCCACAGCTTTTCAATATGCCGCTCCTCTACCGTGAGATGCTGGACGTTCTGGGTATCAAGAACGGGGCAAAGCTCGTGCCATCAGAAACCTATGGACCCCGTTTCGGAAAACCAAGCGGTCCTCATGGTGAAGCCGGTCAAGGCGTTTGCGTACCAAGATCATCAAGCGCACATCACGGTGCATATGAGTGCGATGCAGGATCCCAAGATCCAGCAGCTTATGCAGGGTAACCCGATGGCCCAGCAGATCGCAGCTGCGATGATGGCTCATATCAACGAGCACCTTGGGTTTGCATACCGTGTAGAGATTGAGAAGCAGCTTGGCTTTAACCTGCCGCCGCAGAAGGACGAGTCCGGTGAAGACATTAACATGGACCCGGAAGTTGAAGCACGTCTGGCCCCGCTCCTTGCTCAGGCTTCCCAGCAGCTACTTCAGCAGAACCAAGCGCAAGTAGCACAGCAGCAAGCGCAGGCGCAGGCCCAAGACCCGATGGTGCAGATGCAGCAGCAAGAGCTACAGATCAAGGCTGAAGAAGTTAAGCGTAAGGCCGAGAAGGATAAGGCCGAGATTATGTTGAAGGAACAAGAGTTGCAGGTGGAATCGCAGCTTAAGTCGGAGGATCTCAGACTACGCAGAACGCAGTTGGCCGTTGATACGCTTAAGGCTGGCTCAGAGCGTGATCTAAGAGTGCGGGATATGAAGGCTAAAGCCACGATGGAGGCCTTCACGCACATGACGGATATCAACAGCCAGCACCATCAGCAACAAAATGAGTTGGCGATGGACGTTATCAAGCACGAAGGCCAGCTTGCTCATGACAAAGAGCAGAAGGCGCGTGATCGGATACATCAGAGAGATATGTCCGACAGGCAAACCGTAAAGCAAGACAATAAATGTAAAGCTGAAGAGTAATAAACGTACAGGATGGCATCATGATTGACCGGCATCTTGGCTATCTCATCACAGAAATGAGGGAGCGGATGGCACTGCTGGCCGACGCGCTAGCATCGGACAAGGTAAGTTCGTATGACGAGTATCGGTATACATGTGGGCAGATTCGGGGGTTAGAGTCTGCATGTTTTGTTATTGAAACCCTTAAACAACGTTTGGAGAACTCGGACAATGAGTAATGTTGATCTTAGTATGGCAGTGGATCTTGAGGCGGTAATGAACAAATCGTCTGAAGAGAAGGCAAAACAACTGCCAGAACCTAAGGGTTATCGGATCCTGTGCGCTATTCCTGAAGCTGACAAAGCCTACGAGGGTGGGCTGTTGAAGGCTGACGAGACAATACGTCATGATGAGCTGCTCACTACGGTGCTGTTCGTCGTGAAGATGGGACCCGATTGTTATAAGGACGCAGAACGGTTCCCGTCTGGTCCTTGGTGCAGCGAAGGTGACTTTGTATTGGTAAGACCGAATGCAGGTACCCGGTTGCTTATTCACGATCGTGAATTCCGGATTATTAACGATGACAGCGTAGAAGCGGTTGTCGAAGATCCACGTGGTATTCGTCGTAAGTTTTAAAGGAGGCGGACATGCCCGGTGAATTAGATTTTCAATTCCCTGACGAGCAGGAAACAAAACTCGCTGAAGGCGGCAATATCGAGATTGAGATTGAGGACGATATTCCTGAAGAGGATAGGGGTCGTACTCCGTCTGATCCTGAGCGTGTAAAGAAACTGGAAGTCGAGGTCGATGACCTTGATAAGTACAGTAAGGACGCTAAGGACAAACTCATCCGCATGAAGAAAGTGTGGAATGATGAGCGACGTGCTAGAGAAATGATGGAGCGTGAACACGCTGCCGCCATGGAAGCGCTTCAAACTGTCTATGCTGAGAATAAGCGAATTAAAGACCTTGTTAATACCAAGGCCGCTGAGTATCAGGAGACTATGAAGGAAGCGACTAAGCTCCAGCTTAAAGCCGCTAAAAAAGAATTTAAAGACGCATATGAAGCGGGTGATTCTGATGCTATGGCAGAAGCTCAGGAGAAAATGACTCGCTTACAGGTTGAGCTTGATCGAGTAAAGAAAGAGAAAAAGGAAAATTCTTTACAAGAAGAATTCAATACTGTACAACCGCAACAACAGGTTCCATATACTCCACCTGTGCCAAAAGCTCCGAGACCTGACCCTAAGGCTATGGAGTGGCAAGAAGATAACCCATGGTTCGGACCTGACCGGGTTATGACGGCAATGGCATTAGGTGTCCATGAAGACCTTCGGGAAAAGTATGGAGCCGAGTATGTGGGTACCGATGATTACTACGCAAAGTTGGACAAGACTATGCGGAAACGCTTCCCCGACTATTTTGACGAGGAAGAAACGGCAGAGCCTGTAGCAGACAAGCCCAAAGCAAAGCCAGCCACGGTCGTAGCTCCGGCTACTCGTAGCACCGCCCCTAAAAGGGTGAGACTTAAAGCGTCTCAGGTAGCGATTGCCAAGAAACTCGGGCTAACCCCCGAACAATACGTCCGTGAACTTTTAAAATTGGAGGCCTGACATGGCTGCGAACAGAATCAACCGAGATATGGATAACAGAGAATTTTCGGAGCGCCCTAAGCAGTGGATGCCCCCGGAACTACTCCCCGAACCCGATAAAGAACCGGGTTATGCCTATCGATGGATTGCTTCAACTGTTATGGGTGTTCCTAATGCACGCAACTTGTCTTCTAAATTCCGTGAGGGATGGGAGCCATGCCGTCTTGAGGAGCAACCTAAATTCACACTGCTAGTCGATCCCAATAGTCGTTTTAAAGACAACATTGAGATTGGCGGGTTGTTGCTTTGCAAGACTCCGCTTGAGTTTGTTGAACAGCGTAATGCTTACGTTAATCAGCAGACAGATAATCAAACGAAGGCTGTGGATAACAATCTGATGCGTCAAAGTGACCCTCGGATGCCCATCTTCAAAGAAGGAAAATCTGAGACGAGCTTTGGCAAAGGGTCATAATCTTTAATTTAGGAGTTTTCCTATGGCTTATCCTATTGTCTCAGCCCCCTACGGGTTTAAGGCGGAAAATGAGCTGGGTGGTCTTCCCTATGCAGGTTCTACTCGTATGTACCCGATTGCTACGGGCTACAACGTGAACCTGTTTAACGGCGACCTCGTTCAGCTTTCTGGTGGTACGGTTATTAAATCAGCCATGAGTGCGGCTAGCTCTCCGGGTACGGCTGTCGATGGCACCCTTGGTGTCTTCGTCGGTGTTGAATACACCAATCCGTCTACCCAGCAGAAGCTGCGTGCTCAGTACTGGCCTGCTGGTACGGTTGCTCAGGATGCCGTTGCGTACATCATCGATGATCCGCGTACGGTTCTTCGCGTAGCTGTTACTTCACAGAGCACTTCACTGGCTAACACCGGTTCAACCATTGGTTACCTGTCTCAGTCATTTGTTGGTACGAACGTATACGCTATTACTGGCGCTACGGGCAGCACCACCTCTGGTGACTCTGCAATGTCTGTATCTGGCGGTGTTATCACCTCTGGTACGGTTGGTAACACTCGTGTTGCTACGGCTCTTCCGTTCCGTGTTGTACAGCTTGTTCCTGATACTGCGGTATCTGTTGCAGCTGTCGCTAGCACCTCTGGTTCTAACACCACGGTTACCCTGACCGCAGCTAACTCTGCGATTCAGGCTGGTATGCAGCTTATTGCTCCGACTGGTACGGGTTCACTGGGTGGTAACTTCATTACCGTCACTAACGTGAACGGTACTACGGTTACTGTTAACTCAGCTGTTACGCTGGCTAGCGGTACCGCTGTTACTTTCGTCGGTTACCCGGAAGTTCGTGTTGTCTGGAATCAAGGATTCCAAGGCTATACCAATTCCGCTGGCGTTTAATCTGAAGGAGTAAGATAAATGGCTATTTCTCGCGCCCAACTTCTTAAAGAGCTCCTTCCCGGTCTGAACGCCCTGTTCGGCATGGACTACGCTCGATACGGTGAAGAACACAAAGAGATTTACGAAACTGAATCTTCTGAGCGTTCATTCGAAGAAGAAACCAAGCTGTCAGGCTTCTCAGCTGCACCAGTCAAAAACGAAGGTCAGGCGATCTCGTACGACAATGCACAGGAAGCATGGACCGCTCGTTACAACCACGAAACCATTGCTATGGGTTTTGCGATCACCGAAGAGGCGATCGAAGATAACCTGTATGACAGCCTGTCAGGTCGTTATACGAAGTCTCTGGCTCGTGGTATGGCTTACACCAAGCAGGTTAAGGCCGCTAGCGTACTGAACAATGGCTTCAACTCTACCTATACCGGTGGTGATGGCGTCTCTCTGTTCTCTACGGCTCACCCGCTGGTTAGCGGTGGCACCAACAGCAACACGCCGACTACCCCGGCTGACTTGAACGAAACCTCTCTCGAAGCGGCGGTAATTCAGATCTCCCTGTGGACTGACGAACGTGGCCTGCTGATCGCTGCCAAGCCGAAGAAGCTGATTGTTCCTCCGCAGCTCCAGTTCGTTGCTACCCGCCTGCTCGAAACCGAGCTCCGCGTTGGTACCAACAACAACGACATCAATGCGATCAAGAACAACGGCGTTGTTCCGGAAGGTTATACGATTAACCACTTCCTGACCGACCCGAACGCATGGTTCCTGACCACTGATGTACCGAACGGCCTGAAGCACTTTGTACGTATCCCCCTCCAGAATTCAATGGACGGTGACTTTGATACTGGCAACGTGCGTTATAAGGCTCGTGAGCGTTATAGCTTCGGTTGGTCCGATCCGCTGGGAATCTTCGGTTCACCCGGCGCTTACTAAGCGTAAAATGGACTGGGAGTTGCCCGGTCGGGATGAGGGGGCTTCGGCCCCCTTTTCTTTAGGAGATTGTGATGGCTGATGGTATTCGAGATTTAGAAGCGTATAGAAGAGCTCAATTAGATCGTGAGATGACTCATGGTCCAGCGCCTTATGATCCATGGCCCGACGCATATAAAAGCGTAAACAGAGGGGCCGAGTGGGTAGCTGAACAGCTTCCTAAGATGGATACTGGTGAGCGGTACATGGATGATACCGGTAGGATCATCAATCCTGACTACGAAAACCTCGAAAAGGCTACGAACGTAATGGGTATGGCCATTGATCCTTTTGCTAAAGGGTCAGCTGGCGTTGCCGGTATGCTGGGAGGCGCTAGCTCCCGATTAGCAGTTCCAAGAGCGTTCGAGCAGGCCAAGCAGTTAAGAGAAGCTGGATTTAGCCCACAACAGATTTGGGCTAAGACACGCATGGACCAGCCCATGATTGTTAATCCGTTGGATCCCGAGCTCAAGTTTGAGTTCTCCGACCAAGGCGCACGCCTTAAGAACATGGGGTTTATGGACTACTTGAAGTCCAAATTACCCAACCAACCACAGGCTACTTTGAAGGATGTCCTTGAGCATCCGACATTGTTTGAGCATTATCCAGATTTAGCCAACCTGCCGGTCAAAAGAAACTTTCAACTATTTGATCCGTATGCACGCGGTTATTACGCTAAATCATGGGGAAACAATCCTGAACATATGGCGATTAATTATCGCCCTAACGGAGATATGCTCCAAACTACCCTACATGAAGGGCAGCATTGGGTTCAGAACAGGGAAGGATTTTCCCCCGGAATTAGTCCTGACAGGGTTAAAGCTACGGCATTTGAAAAATTACGGGACAAACAGAACACGCTAGATTTTCTTAAAGACACAGCGCATAACTTGGATAAAGGCGCTGATCCCGATGAGTTGTTTCATGACGGAGATATGTACGCGCTTTTGCCTAGAGAAGAAATAGACAGGCGGATAGCCCAGAATAAAGATCATTTAGACCGTTGGACCCGCATTTACAACAATCCACATAAGTTCTATGAAGCCACTCTAGGTGAGACCGAAGCTAGGTATTTCCCTGATAGGGGTATGAAGTATAGTGAAGAAGCTATACGTCTGATGAATCCTACTGTTGGTAAGAGGGGAAGGTATGAATTGTCTGACCTAACTAACGCAGAAGATCCGAATACTTGGCTTAAAAGCACACTGCATGACCGGTTACCTGTAGGAAAAATACCCACAGACGAAGCTCCTAGCGGGTTTAGTACGGATATGGACAAGGTCAATCGAGCGATTCCTTGGATGTTTGGTGCGGGTGAAGCGGCTCAGTTAAGAGGATCTACTCCTCAGGGAGAAGTACAAGATAACCCTCTTGGAGACATGCGGATCCACAACTCAGGAATTGCACCCCTTTTACAGAGGTAAACCCGTTGACACTATCTAATTAATATCCTATAAGGGAATTGATTCTGGGATTTTTTCCTACGTCGCCACTGACCCAGCAGACGATGCAACGATTGGCGTAGGGCTCTTGCATGAGGACATATAATGGCCCGTTCTACTTTTCAGGGTCCGATTCTTTCGGGCGACAATCGTTTTGGACCGCAGCGTAATGTTGGCTCAGTCAACCTTGTTCAGTCTGCCATCCTTGATTTCTCTGTAACCAGCAACGCAACTGCTAACTATGGCGGTGCTTCTGGTCAATTTGTCGTTTCTAACGACATTCCTAACACCAACGCAACGATCTACGTTCCTCAGAGCGGGATTTTCAATGCGTCTCCTACGGCTTCTGTTCCGACTGCTGATGCAACGGGCACCAACTACCGTGGTGTAGTTTTCTACCTGCCGGTAGGTTCATACATCAACGACATCTTTGTTGATAACATCGTTCAGCCGACCGATGGTACGCACGCTGTAACTGGCGTTCAGCCGTACATCTCCAATGATTTCGCTACCTCTGCGGGTGTATACGCTACTTCTGCCGCTATTACCGGCAGCAC